TTATATAAACATTATATAATAAAAACAAAACTATACTATGAACAAAGACACGTTAACACTTAAACAATTAATGTTAGCAGCAGACAAGCTAAGTGACAAAATGCTATCGGATTTGGAGGATGGGTTTAAAAGAGATTTCACAATTGAAGAAACATGTCTGTTCGCAGGTATTCACAAAGATACTTATTATGAATGGCGTAAGCGCTCCGACGAATTTGCTACAAGAATGGATAGAGCAACAAGCTTTGTAGTATTTGCAGCCAAGAGAAACATTGCACAAAGAATAGTTAATGAAGAATCAGTAGAAGATAGTTGGAAGTATTTATCACGTAAACAAAAGAATTTATACTCTTTAAGAACAGAACTTACAGGAAACGAAGGGAAAGAAATAATTGTTACATTTAGAAATAGTGGAACTACTGATGGATCAACCACAGCAGAAACAGCAAGAGGCGCTGTTGAGATTATCTAATGTTCTTATTTTAGGATATGGAGGAGCAAAGGGAGGAGGTAAGAGCTGGTTAATGCGTTACTGGATGCTGCTCAGAAGGCTTAAATATCCTAAAACACATGGGATTATAATTAGAAAGACATATCAAGAGCTCTTAAGTACACATATTAAGAAAATATTAGAAGAGTATCCAGTACTGAGAGATTATTATAATAAAAGCGAAAAGGTTATTAGCTTACCAAATGGAAGTTCAATAGCTTTTGGGTACTTGCAGCATTCAGATGATGTTTATCAATATCAAGGGGGTGAATATGAAGATATAGGGTTAGATGAAGCAACACAACATTCTGAGGAGGTGTTCAAGGTATTAAGAACGAGCTGTAGAACAACAAAGAAAGAAATTACACCAAAGATGTTACTAACATTTAATCCAGGAGGGATAGGACATGGGTGGGTAAAAAGACTGTTTATTGATAAAGTATATACAGATAACGAAGAGGGTAATGATTTTGACTTTGTGCAAGCCTTGGTATATGACAATAAAATCTTGTTAGATGGTGATCCTAATTACATTAAAGCCTTACAAGCACTTGACCCAAAGAAAAGAAAAGCTTATTTAGATGGTGATTGGGATCAATTCGAAGGTCAATTTTTCGAAGCATGGAAAGGAGATGTTCATGTATTAGAACCTGCTTTTGACTTGGCAGATATTCCTAGCAATTTTGAAATGAGGTTAGCATGGGATGATGGAACAACGAACCCAAGAGCTGTTCATCTAATGATACAAGATAATGATGGAAGGGTAACTATTGTTTGGGAATACTACAAGGCAGGAGAGACAATAGAGGAAGCAGCTATGAATATAAAACGCAACCTGCAAGATCTAAAGATATATGATATGGTTGTAAAGCATGCTAAGTTTATTTATGATCCTTCAATGGATATTCGCAACAATCAAACTGGTATTGCATCGAGTACAGTGGTTGCTAATTTATTAGGTGGCATTGTGAAGCAAAGAGGTAATAACGAAAGATTGGAGGGTGCAAGACGGTATAGGTCATATCTCCATTGGAATCCATTTCAAGAGCCTTTGATGAAAATCTGGTCAACATGTCCTAACTTGATTAGAACATTGCCTGAATTAGTCTATGATGAGAACAGACCAGAGGATATAGACAGTGATGGTGAAGATCATTGCTATGATGCAAGCAGATATGGACTAATGAGCTTTACAAAGTTACCAACAAGATTAGGAACAAATCAAGAAAAGAAAGATAAAAAAAATAAAAGTGCTGTTAAAATTTTATATAAACCATTAGGAGGATATTAATATGATAAAACCAACATCGACCAATTGTTTATTAGAATATATAGACGAACCTAATACAACTCAAAGTGGACTTGAATTGTTAGATGGTTCTACAAATGGTTCTAGAGATGGTTCTAAGGTTAGGCTTAACTATAAAGCCAAGGTGTTAGCTATTGGTCCAGATGTCACTAATATAAAAATAGATGACATTGTAATATTTAAATGGCATAATAACCAAGACACGGATCTAGAAGGTAAAAAATGTACCTTTATAGACATTGAAAAAGTGTTGTGCATATTAACAAATAACTAATTTTTATAACCCAAACTATGGTGTATTTTAAAATTACTAACATTGGTGATTTACCAATTATGTTAGATTGGAACAGGAGCTTATTAGATACAACAGATCAAGAAGCCTATGATTTCTATAAAACTACTCCGGAGTATCTAGGAATAGATAATGTGCAGAAAGCATCTTTTAGTAAAGTTGGCGAAGCGATTAGAATGAGACCTTTCTTTGATGCATTAGGTAGAGGTATACAAATTAAAGCTAATATACCTGACGGATATGGAATTACAAGACCAGAGTCTCGCTACAATTGGGCTATAGGTTGTGATTATGACAAGATGAAACAAAGAGGATTAAAAGAGGTGCAAGAATTGTGCAGCCGTTTATATATAATATTTTCTCCAAAAGATACAAAAGATTTATTAATACAAAAAATCAAAGATAAGGTGGGACCAGCTACTAAGGTAATTACAGAAGAAGCTATGGAAAACTTGATTTCAACTAATCAAATTGCAAAGAAGATTAGACAGAAATTACAGCCTGGTCAAACAGTTCATTTGATAAGTTCGGAAGGTAACATAGAAGCAGAGGAGGTTGAAGATCCTAATGAAGATGAGACACCAGTTAAAGGATCTGCTCAGGAAAAAACTGCTAGGCAAACCTTAGAAGAGTTAGACGGAAATGATTTAAGAAATATGGCTAAAGAACGTAAATTACCTTATGTAGGACAGACTAGAGAAAATATAATTCGGAGTTTATTAACAAAATGATAGTCAACTGTACTAACTGTAAAAGAAAAGTAACGCACCAGCAACTGTGCAGACTAGTATGGAAGAAACAGAATAAATTTAAAGATGTATGCCCTTATTGTGTAAAGGAATATATGGCTAATCAGATTAAAGAGGTTGATTTAGATAAAAAGATACTTAAACCATTAGAAGTTACTAATAAAGATATTAAAGAAGAACTAAAACAATGGAACAAGAATCATTTCGAAACGTTTTAAATAAGTCTATAATAGATGTTAGCTCTGAGGAGTTTGGAGCATTAATAGACTTTGTACAGTTCATGAAGAACAAAACACATGGAGAATTTAAGGCTATCTTAACAACAGAACCAAAGACAGGAAGGAGATACATGCTAATACAAGTTACCGATTCAAAGAAAACAGAATTAACAGCACTGTCAATAAAAACAGTGTAGGTGATATACTATTAAAATATTATCGGAACTACCGGCATATTTAAGAGTTTAGGCTTTTATTTATGTCGATTTTTTTATTTTTAAATTTATGACAACGGGACAAACAAAGGGACAAACAACGGGACAAACAAAGGGAGATCTTAAAGGTTACGAAGCTTACAAGCAATACCATGAGCAAGATAAACAAAATGGTAGTAAATCTATAAAGAAAACAGACTTCAAGAAGATAGAAGAGATAAGAGATAAATTCACTCAAGCTAAAAGAGCAAGGCAAAACAATTGTTATTGGAACAATTACAATACTGATGGTGGAGATGGAGGAACTGGCGGCGATTGGGAGAAGAGATGGGCAACAGATGAAAAGGCGAGGTATCAATGGGCAGCTAATACAGGAACAGATAATTATCAGAGCAATATAAAATCTCCAATGTCTACGGGTCGTATTAATGCTTTTGTTAACGAATTTAAAAAACTAAATCTTGCATGGAACGCAAAGCCAAATAATGATGATGATAGGAATCAAGCTAGAGTAGCGTCTAAGGCTTTAGATTGGTGGTATCAGACAAGTAATGCAAAGACGGAGTTTGTTAAGGTAGCAGATAGCGCAGCAACATATGGTGCAGGATTTTTCAGAGTTTTTCATTTAGAAGAAAGCAGAGAGTATAGGTTTCCTAAAACAGATCCAGACAAGATGAGCGAAGAGGAAAAGGAAGAACTAAAAGAAGAAAGCAAAAGAAAGACATTATGGGGAGAGAAAGAAGAGGTAATAACTAAAGATGATATTGCAATTGAATATATACCTATTAGAGAGATTTACCCTGACCCTAATGCATGGTGTATACACGGGGTGACTAGAAGGGCTAGATTTGTTATTCGGAGAAGATTTGTGCATATTGACGACTTTAAAGCTATGTATGAGAGCAATCCAGATGCAAAGAATATAGATAACGTAAAAGCAGCTTCAACTTATATGAAGACAGATACATATGATTTTTTTAGAACGCCAGAGGATGTAATTGATAGCCAAAGTGTTGAACTGATTGAATATGAGAATCAATTAACAGATGAGTATATAGTACTTGCTAATGATATATTAATTATAAATACTCCATTACCATATAATCATAAAGAAATAACTTATCATAAGGTGGATTTTATTAAGAACCCTAATCAATTTTACGGTATTGGAATCCCTGATTTATTAATGAACATTCAAGGTGCGCAAGAGATACTAGTAAATATGATGTATGATTATATTTATAGATCATATAACCTAAGGTATTTTATTGATGCAACATCATTTGGAGAATTAAGTGAGGAAATGGTACGTACTGAATCACAATTAATACCGATTGATTTAAGCGATAATAGAGCTATTGGTCAAAAGGTACAACAATTAGTGACAGCACCAATAGGATTTGATGCATTTCAATTAAATGATTTAACAGAAAGAAGTGCAACTATTGCTACTAGTATTGATCCTTCACAACTATCTTTATTAGCAGCCAATAAGACAGCCACAGCAACAATACAAAATAAAGAACAATTACAATCAATGATATTTGCAGTAATAGATAACTTTGTCAATGAGGGTTGGTTCTATAGTGGGCGGCAAGTATGGAAGTTAATGCAGCAAGTATGGAAGGTTCCGAAGATAAGAGGATTGATTGGAGAGAATAAAAAGCCTGAATATAAGAAAATAAGATTAGAAGGTATAGAGCTAACTCTTAACGAGGATTCTAAGGACTTAGAAGTACAAGAAAGTAATCAGGATTATACATTTTTCGAAATGACAGAAGAATATCTAAATACAACTAGTGAGCTAGATATAATGATCAAACCAGACTCAATTGAAATTATGAGTAAATCGTTAGAGATGCAGAAGATGAAAGAAGAATTTGCACAATTAATTCCGTTCGCAGTAGATCCTAGTAATGCACAGGCTATGCAATCAAATCCTTTACCAATGGTTAGCGCACCTAAGTTATTCCAACGTTATTTTGATGTAGAAGGATTACCACAGGACTTACTAATTCAGCCAGAGGTGAGAGAAGACCTTGAGATAAAGAAGGCAGAAGAACATATGACCAAAATACTAAAAGGTGAGAAAGTATCTGGAACACCAGGTGCATCTATAGCTCATAGAAAATTTGAATATAAGGTTTTGTTTGCGATAGATGAGGAGATAAAGCAGATACAAGATGAAATTGATCAAGGAATAGTTACACAGATAAAACAGATTGAAGAAATAGTTGCACAAATGCCACCACAATTTGACCCGGCTACTGGTGAACCTATAGAACCACAAGTACCAGAACCAGAACCAGATGCACAGTTATTAGCTAAATTGGAGAAACAAGAGAAGCTAAGAGGTGCTGTAGCTACTCATTTAGCAATAGAAAATATGCCAGCAGACCTAATAGATGAGAAAGTATTAATGCCACCAGCGCCTCCAATGCCAGAAGCTCAAACACCACAAGCACCAATGCCACCAGGGGCTGATATGAACACGCCAATACCAAATGGAATGCCAGGTGATCCAAATGCAGTACCAATGCCTCAGCCTATGGGTGAAGGCATGCCAGTTATGTAATATTTATTTTTTAAAGTATAATTATGAAATGTCCAAAATGTAAGAAAGAGATGAAAGGAAAGAAGTGTAAAAGTTGTGGTTCTACTAAGAAATAGTTTTTAATATAATAAACAATGGAAATACCCGTAATGATACCTAAACCTATTAAGGATTTAAAAGGAGAGGAGCTTAAGGCATTAATAGAACTAAAAGATACTAAAGTATATGATGTTGTAAGAAGATTAATAGATGGAGAAATAAAGAATATAAAGGAGCTAACTATAAGTGCTGAACCGGAACAAAGTACACCAGTTCATATAGATTATTATCAAAATGGAAAGAGAAAAGGCAGGATTATTGGAGCCTTATTATTTAGTAGTTTTGTCAAATTTGCAGAAATAGAATTACAGATAAGAGCTCAGAAATTAAAGGCTGATATTAAAGATTGAATCTAATTGACAATTATGTTTAAATAGTTTAAATTGTTACAAAGTACAGATTAACGGAACTACCGAGATTGTACATTAGTTAAACAAGCTAATGTTTAATCTCGGTTTTTTGTGTTCTACAAGAAACCTGTATTTTAACAAGTTAATATTCTGTACTATGGAAGACCAAGACGGAAACGTTACTACTGACCCTGTAGCTGACTTTGTAGATAACACTACAGATGACTATACAGATACTCAAGTAGAAAACGTGGAAACCTCCCCCACTGTTGATACTAGTGGATACGAGGATGCCGAGGATGCTGAGAATGTATCACAGTCTGCCCCCGAAAATAACGGGATACCAGAAAAGCAAGCAGAAGCAGAAAGAAGAGAAGAGGGAAAACTCAGACAAGTTCAAAAGGAACTAGAAGAGTTAAGGGAAGTTAAAGCAAGATACGATGTTATTCAAAAAAATTCACAAGAAGATCCTGAGTTTTTTAAACAGGCTTTAATGAAGATAAACAAAGTATCTGAACAAGACGCCCTTGCTACGATAAATGAACTACGTTCTCAAGGATTATGGAAGCAAGCACAACAAGTTGCGCAAGAAACACAACCAGGTATTCAGACAACAATAGATCCAAATTTACTTGTTGAGATGGCTACACAACGTTTTGAGCAAAGACATGAGGCTAAAACGACATTAGAAGTTTTAATGTCTACATATCCTGAACTTGAAAGAACTGGCAAGTCTCAAGAGCAAATTATTGTTAATCAAAAGTTAATTGAGACAGCGGATTATCTAGCAAATGCAAAAATGCAGAAAGATCTTAAACTCAACAGAACTGAAGCAGTAATACAAGCTTATGGAGAAATTACAGGTAAAGCTGCTGCACAAGTAACTCAAGCTCGTGAGAATGGAAGATTAGAAGGACTAGCACAAGCAACAGCTAGAGCAGGTGCTTCAAGTACAGCTCCAGTTGGTCAGCAATCCTTAAAAACTTCTGTCAACCTAACCACACAGGAAAGGGCATATGCTCAAGCTATGAAAATGACTGACGAAGAATATTATAGGTTTGGACAGTCTAAGGAAACATACGCAGAGTAATAACAAAAAAATGTGTTTTTATTTATTAATAATAATAATATGGCAGCCGGATTAGTAATTGTAAGAGGTTCTTTAATTACAGTTGCGGACATTTTACGACCATTTGACTCTAATGCCACACTAAGCGCTAATGATTTAGTTAATATTAAATCAGGACAATTAGAGTTAGCAGCAACAGGAGAAAGAATTGGTGGAATAATTGTTAGAGCAGCAACAAGTGCCTCAACAGCAGTGCAAGTTAACGTAACACCTTTTCAAACAGTGGTTATGGATAACGACAACATTAGTACAACTTTTGCAGTTACTGATGTTTATTCATCTTTTTTTGATATTACAGGTGCAACAGCTGCACAAATTGTTGATACAAGTACAGTTGGAGTTTCTGCAACAACAACAGTTTCTGGTAGCTTGTTTTGTATTGCATATAATCCTCAAGGAATAAGAGATGATTTAAACACAGACCTATCAGTTGGTACTTATATGATTAGAGAAACTCAAAATAGTTTAACTTAATCATTATTTTATTTAGTTTTTATCAGAGATAATATATGTCAACTTCAATTCCACCAATGTCAACACAGCAGTATTTAACTGCTCTTAACAGAGGTATTAGAAAACACTTTGTTGATGAATACAAAGCAAAAAGACCTAAATTAGAGAAACTCTTAACAGTAATGTCTCAAGAAGATTTCAATGAAGAGCACATGGATTATACAGGAGCTGGAACAATGCAAATTGTACCAGAAGGTACTAAATATCCAGTAAGCACATTACTAGAAGGTTTCAAAACTACTTATGTTCCTCAAAAACTTGGTGATACTATCCAAGTAACTTATGAAGTGCAAAAATGGGACAAATCGGGTTTAACTAAAGCAGAAAACATTGCAAAAGCGCAAGCTAAGCAAGTTACTAGAGAAATGGAAAGATTAGGCTCTTCTTTATTTAGAAATGGGTTTAACACAGCATATACATCATATGGAGATGCTAAACCATTATTTTCGACTTCTCATACAAGAACTGATGGTGGTACAGCAGGATCTAATGCGTCAGCTAGTGGTTTAACACTAACAGCAGATAATCTTGATGAAGCTATCATTCAAATGAGAGAACAAAAAGACGGAAGAGGAGAATTAATCGAAACAATACCACAAATATTATTAGTACCGCCAAGACTTATGCAAGAAGCTTTAACTATAACAAAGTCAATGCAAAAATCAGGAACAGCAAATAATGATACTAATGTATTCAAACTAAATGAATATGAAGGTGGAAATTTAAAAGTTATTGTCTGGGACTATTTAGCTACAGCGGCTGGTGGTTCTGATACAGCTTGGATGCTAATTGATCCAGAAGTAGCTAAATTGAATTGGTTATGGGCAGAAAGACCAAAGATTGGTGAAATGGATACATCAAATGGATTCTTAAATGATACTTACTACTGGAAAGTTATGTTCTATGCATCAATTGGATGGGACGACTGGAGGGGGACTTGGGCTAGTCAAGGTAATGGATTAACTTATAGTTCTTAAGTAATTAACCTGCTAGTGTATAGGTTAACTAGCAACCCTACACAAACCGTTAGACTCTCAAGGGTAAATGAGAGGTAAATATTAGGTTTATTTATTAAAACAAACATTATGGGAGTTACAAATTTTTCAGAAGTAGATTCAGCAAACGGGTACAAAGTTAATGGAGTGCCTACATCGCATTATGATTATTTTTATGAGGATTTCAAAGTTGATCCCGTTACTTCTAAAGTAGCAGGTGGAGCAGCAACAGGAACAGCAGGGGATTTAAATGTAATGGGATTCGAGAGAAATGTGATTAGATACTCACCTAAAGGGACTCAAACAATATTAGCACCAGTTTTGTCATCTCTAGGCTTAAATATTAATATGGATCAAACAGATAATGATGGTGTTGAGCTGTGGGGTTCATCAGCAGCTATAACAAGAGCTAGGAACGCATTTACAGTAGGTACATCAGAGAATTTCTTTTTTAGCGTTAAGTTTAGTATTGCAGATGTATCAGGCACAGATGATTGTGCGATAGGATTTAGAAGGGTTCAAGCACAGCAAGCTAATTTTGATGACTATACAGATGCGGCTGTACTTAATGTTATCTCAGGAGATATTAAAATTGAAACTATATTAAACAATGCAGCTACAGTAGTAACAGATACTACTCAAAACTGGGCAGACACCGAGACATATACACTAACTGTTAAGGTTAGTAAGAATGGAGTTGTAACATATGAAATAAATGGAGTTGTTCCAACAGTAACAGCAGCATTTACATTTGATAATGATGATGTAATAGTGCCTGTTTTATTTTTCTTAAATGCAGCAGATGTAGCAGATGCAGTAAATTTACTTACAGCAGAATGCGGAGCACAGGAGTTTAGAGCTAGAGTATAGACATATTGAATGGGGGGGAGTAAAACTCCCCATTATTTAGTTATTAAAAATTACAAATGGCAGACGGGAGACAATCACAATTAATAGAGTTTAACAGTGCTACAACTTATACACTTACAACCAGTTATGTTGCTTCAAATCCAATTAGAGCAGGTAAAGCTTATCAAGTAGGACTAGATATTAGTTATACTCAAGGAGCCGCAGAGACATCGAACACTTTAGATATTAAGATAGAAATTTCAAACGTAGACACAACACCTACAGCAACAGATTGGTTTCAAATGTCTAGTGAGTCTACATCTAGTGGATTAACTACATCTAGTTATCAAAATTATAGATTTACGGCAGTTGCTACAGCAGGAACAGCGGATAGATTCCATATCAGTTTTCCTATTGATGTTAAATGGGTTAGAGTATCTGTTCTAGAGGGGGGCGTGGCAGCAAATGCAGGAACTTTTTTAGGACGATTAACAGTAAGTGAAAATTTTGGAGGTTAACTAGTTATTATAAGTTTTATATGTCACGAACAAAAGGATTTAGAGGGATTACGGAATTAACAGGAGGATCCGCCACAATTGCAGATGGAGCAGTAACAACGGCTAAGATTGCAGATGTAGCAGTAACAACAGCTAAGATTGCAGATGTAGCAGTAACAACGGCTAAGATTGCAGATGGAGCAGTAACTAATGAAAAAATTGCTACTGGTATTGCCGCCGCCAAGATAACAGGAGGTCATAAAGTACTAGCAACGCAAACAACCTCAGTTGTTAACACTGGTGTTGTTACTGAAGTTACACTATTTACATATACAATGCCTGCTAATACAATGGGTATTAATAGTGCTTTAAGATTTACGTATAATATATCTAATAATAATAATGCTAATGTCAAAACCTTTCGGATTAAATTTGGCGGATCCAATATAGTCAGTTTTAGTAATGCTAGTACAGTTAGTGCTTCTGGGTCTAGAACGTTAAGTAATCGAAATGCTTCGAATGCACAAGTAGCAAGTTTTGTAGCATCGTCCTCATCTGGGGTAGGTACATCAACTACTGGTGTACTAACATTAGCAATAGATACCACCGCTAATGTTGATATTGTTGCAACATCACAGTTGGCAAATGCGGGAGATAATCAGAATCTTAATCTTTTGGTAATTGAAATACTAAGCTAAAACATGGCAACATTTACAGATTTAACAGGGGTCACAACAAGCTTTATAGATAACGAGACAGGTTCTTTCTGGTGCAATATTAATTCATGGTGCGATTCTAATTTTTGGTGTTTAACACTAGGAGGGTTTACAGATTTAACAGGAGTATCAACAAATTTTACTGATTTATTAAGTTTTTAAATGGCTATAACTTATCCCACTACAATTGATACATTTACAGATGTAACATGCTCAGATGCAAGAACTCCTAAAGATGTAATGAATGATGCATTAGATGCTATAGAGGCGCTAGAAACTAAAGTGGGCATTACTAGTTCTATCGTAGCTGCTAGTCATGACTATAAATTAAGCGAAATTATTAGCACAGATAAAGCAGTAGGAAAAGCAGCAACGCAGACTTTAACAAATAAAACATTAACATCACCTATAATTAATACACCTACAATTAATACGCCTACAATAACAGTTTTAGACAATGCATTAACTATACAAGATAATGTAGATCCAACTAAGCAATTGCAATTTCAAGCAAGCGGGATTACAACAGGAACTACTAGAACACTAACAGTTCCCAATGAAAACACAACTATAGTTGGTACAGATACTACGCAAACATTAACAAACAAAACAATAAGTACAGGATCTATATTAAGTGGGTTAGCAGATGAAAGCTTCAGTGAATGGGGTATAGCTAGACAAGCGATTATCAACGGTAATTTTAATATATGGGAGGAAAACACTACTTTTACTCCTGCTGACGATACATATATATGTGATATGTGGAATGCCTTAGTGGAAACGAATGCTTCATGGACTTTTGCCAGAGATACTGAAGTTCCTACAACTAAAAGTACCTATTCAATGAAATGTACCAATGCTACAGCAAACAATCAATGTGCAATTGTTAACTTTATAGAGTTTGCAGATGCAGAAAGACTAATAGGACGAACAGTAAGTTTATCTTTTCAGGCTAAAACAGCAGGGACGGAAATAGCTAATATAAGAGCAACAGTCTTAGCATGGACGGGAACAGCTGATGCAATTACTTCTGATGTCATTACAACTTGGGCATCAGATGGAACAAATCCAACGTGGGCTACTAGTTGGACGGCAGAAAATACGGCTGCAAACTTAGCCCTTACATCAACATTTCAAACATTTAAAATAGAAAATATAGCTTTAGATACGGCAGGTACTAATAATATAGCAGTCGTTATATGGGTAGATGACGGAACAATAGCTATAAATGATGACTTTTGGATTAGCCAGGTTCAATTAAATGTAGGAAGTACTGCGTTACCATTTCAAGATCAGCATTATGCTTTGGAATTGGCAGCATGTATGCGATATCAAATAGTAATTACTGGTATAGCAGCAAATGGACCAATAGGCTATGGCAGTGCAGCAACCACGCAAATTGCCGTATTGAGTTTGCCTTTCCCAGCCAAAATGAGAGCTATACCAACAACAACATTTTCAAATGTTGCGCACTTTCAGTTAAGCGACTTAGCAACTGTCCATGCAGGGGTAAGTACATTAGCAACTGGATCAGCCGGGGGTAATGATGGCGACATGTCTATAATACTAATTGTTACAATGACAGGTGCCGTTTTAACAACATTTAGGCCGTATTTCGGACAGTTCAATAGTACTAGTGGAAAAATTATTTGTAAAGCACAACTATAATATGGGATTAACATTCGATCAACTAAAAAAGAAAGTAGGGAAAAATTTAAAATATTACAGTGATGTAGATGGCTGGAAAACTAGCCGGGATGTCACAGAAACAGATATAGGTGATTTTATTAATGAAATATACCGAGATATTATATTTCCACAATTTGCAACACAATACCCTGCTGATTTTAAACAAACAGCCTATACAGACAGTCACATAGTAACGGCAACTGTTGATGCAAGCTCAACAGCCTCTACATTAGTTGCTACGTCATCTATATTTACTAATGGTATGGTAGGATTAAACGTTTATAACTCAACAGACAGTGAGAGCCTAGTAATCAGCGGTTATACAAATGCAACAACAATTACATTAGAATCTGCAATTAATAATACTTGGGACGGTGATACTATATATGTATTAGGAAAAGAGTTTACATTAGGTGGAGATGCATCAGATTTATACGTGGTAGAGACTGTAGGGGTTAAATATGATATCAATGATGGTTATTTCAGACAAGCCGAGAGAAGGTTAGAAAATGATTTTTTTCAGAATGGCAATGAATCAGGCTATGGAGTTACACCGAGCTTTTATACAACAACAATAACAGTAGCTGGAGTAGCTACAAGCGCTATAGGGATTATCCCACAATTTACAACAAAAATAGATAAAGGATTACAAATTACATATGTTAGAAAACCAGCTGTTTTAACTCTTTCGGGTGATGTATTAAAGTTACCAGTTGATACACCAGTTGTTTATGGAGCAACTGCAAGGGCTTATGAGATGAAACGGGAATTTCAGGAATCTGGTTACTGGACTACTAAATTTGAGATGGAAAAGAAACGTTCAATCAGCCAGTATAGACCACTTAGCTCAGGCAGAGACCTAACACTTAAAATACCTAGAAGGTATGGAAATATTTTTTATAGAAATAGATAATGGCAACTATAGATGAAGTAAAGGGTTTATATAGACAATTATTAGGCAGAGATGCAGACGCAAAAGGGCTTGACTGGTATCAAAAATTTGATACCAATGCTATAAAAAATGACATAATGAATAGCGGTGAATATAAAACATATAGTAATAGAGCTCAAACACCTTCCCCTGTTTACAACGTTCGTGAAAATGTACCAACTCCTACTGCTAGACCTGCATTTTCTTCTGTTATGCCATACGACCAGGTTTTCAGCCCAGAGTTATTAGACCAATTAGCAGCAAGTCAAATTAACCCCGAATTATCAAGACAACAAGCCAGCGGAGTGTATGACTATAATAGAGGGTTAGCACAAAGCGGCGGGTATATGTCAGGTAGAGGTCGAGCAGGTAGACAAGACTTAGCTGATGCATATAGTAGGCAAGGAGTAGAACAGCGGTCAGCTTATAAAGGACAAATAGAAGATTGGACTAATGATTGGTATAACAAGCAGGCTGTTAACTATGGAACTAATCCATTAGCAGGAGCTATGCCAACATTACCCACCTTTGATCAATTTAAATCAACATTGACTAGCCCAAGACCTACAGGAACACAGGGCGTTAATAATCAATTTAGTTTATCTAATTTATATCGTACTTAATTATTATTTAAAAAAATGGCAACATCAGCAGAGTTACTACAACAAATACAAGCAATGAATCAGCAACCTATGCCAGATTTTAAAAGTCAGATAGCAGACTTATATAATCAGCCTGTACTACAACCTCTTGTAAAAGAGTCTGCTGATTTAGAAGCTCAATACTTACCAACTATTTTCAATGCATTACAGGGCGGAACTGGTGCTGGCGATATGTCTCCAGCAGCAAGACTTTCTCATATAGGTGGAATGCTAGGAAGACAAGGGGCTAGAGTAGGTGCAAACAGACAAACTCAGAATTTTTATAATACACAAATACAAGATCTAGCTGGATTAGAAGCGCAAAGATACGGACAGAAACAACAAAATTTACAGAATTTATATCAAACACAATGGCAAAGAGAAATGTCTGATAGAGACGAAGCCTTTAGACAACAGCAACTTGCTAGATCAGGCGGTGGCGGTGGCGGTGGTAGAGCGGAAGCACCAGGCATAGATTTTGCATCAATATTATCTCAACTTAGTAGCCAACAATCAGAACCTAGAAGAATGCCTAATATGGCTAGTCCTGCAGCTAATCCGAGAGATACTCTTAGAGCTTTTTCTGATCGTTTAAGGGGGGCAACTCCTAATGTCTCTGGAACTAGAGCTGCTCCTAATCGTTTTAGTGGGGCAACTTCTAATGTCTCTGGAATAGGTAATACTTTATCTAATTTATTTAAAAAATAATGAGTAAACTAGACGACATGATACGTAACGCACAACAACAAATGCAAGGGCAACAACAAGTGCAAGGGCAACAACAAATGCAACAACAAATGCAACAACAAATGCAAGCTCAAGAAAAGCAAGCTATTCAACAAGAGCTTACACGAAGGAGAGAAGTAGCAAATAAGCCTAAAACTTCATATAAGTTTGGACAGTTGGACTTAGGTGAGAATCAGTTTAACCAATTAAAACAAATAGCCACTTTAGGTTCTATGGGCTTAGTAGACGATAGAGCAGCGCAACAAATGATTACAGGGGCATTAATGCAACCACAAGAAAGCTTTTTAGATAAACTGCTAGGAGGTGGAGAAGGTAGCAAAAATCCTATGGACAATTATTCTACATCTGATTTATCACAGATGTATAACGATAACAGTGGAGCCAGTACGCCAGACTATGGAAATTTAGAAATTGAGATTCCAACAACAACAACAGATAGAGTGAAATCTATAGGCAATGTGTTGGCTTACCCTGCGAAGGTCGTAGAATCATTGGGAGACGTATATGCTAGCGGAAGAGAAGTGAAGAAAGCAAGAACAAAATTTAATTCTAAACCACGAAAGACTTTTGAAGAAATAAATGCAGTGAGAGCATCAACAGGATATGCTCCGATAAATAGAGACGATTACGATAGGGCACAGCTAAGCGCATTTAAGGCTTCGAAGTACTAATCAATTATTAATTTATAAAATAAATGGCAAAAGTATTAAAAGGAAAAGAAGCGGCAGAGTGGATAGCCAAAAATGAAAAGAAAGGTTTTAAAGTACGTAATGATGGCGGCACTGGTATTGCAGGTCGAAAAGATACCAGGGGTATTTTAGGTACAATAGATTCTTTGGGGTCTTCTTTACTTGGTGCACCAGATAATTTTCTAACTACCTCTGCAGAAGTTGGAAATGTAATAGCGAATGACGGACTAGGTGCAATATTAGATCCTAGGAAAATTAATTCGGAGGCAATGTTCATGGATGATACCAACTTCGAGAAGTTTAAGGACAGCCCACTATTACAAGTGGCAAAGGGTTATGCATCTGGTTTGTCAACTGTTATGCCAGCAGCTGGTACTAGTTTACTAGGAACGATTGTTAGAGGAGGAGCAGCAGGGGGTCTTTCTTCATTTGGTGAATCTGAAAGAGGAAATGAGCTTCAATCAACATTATTAGGAACAGTAGCAGGTGGAGGAACATCAGGTGCATTAAACTTAGCAGGTAAAGGTGTTAAATATTTATCAAACAAAGGCAATCGTATTGATGATGTATTAAGCGAAGTAGGCGGAGAAGGTGGCAAGGTAAGTGGACAACTACCAGGAATAAATCAGGTGGACAACCTACCACCTCGACAATCAACGATTAACTTTTCGGAGAGTGGCTTAGCTGATAGAGATAAGGTAATAACTGCATTAGCAGAGGTGAATCCAGAACAAGCCCGTGTTTTTCAAAGGCGATTAATGCCCTTAAACAAAGATGCAAAAGGTACTTTATTAAATCAGATAGACGAGCAAGTAAACGCTATGGATGAGGCTTATAGAGCTTCAGGAGAATTGATAAAAAAGCGGGCACAGTTACCAACAGGTGTAATGAAGACTGATGATCAATTAATGGCAAGTGTATTAGGTAGCAATCCTGTAAATAAAAGAATAAATATGATTAATAGACTGGACGAGTCATTAAAGCCGCAGGCATACCAAGAGTTATTACAAGCGACTCCTATAGATGATCCTTTGAGAGGGACTATAACGACAACAGCCAGGCTGAACGGTGTAGATATAACTAAACCTATACCTATACAAACAGCAACAATGGCAACACCTACAACACCTTTAACGAGACAAAAGTTAGTAGACAATTTAGGAGATGAAACATTAGCTAAAGGCAATAGTTTTGATATAAACAAATTAAATTCGCAGCAAAAATATAAAGTTAGACAACAATTTAAAGACCTAGGATTCACTACAAATACTAAAACGGTTAGATTAGGCCAAGTTAGCAAAGGGGTTGATAATGATATTAATACTGTAATGAATGCTTTAAAAACCTATGATCTGCCTACTAATCAGACAGGTGTAGATGAATTAGTAAGCCGATTAGGACAAGATAGAGAAAACTTAGTATTACAAGCTATGGACTCTCGTTCACTACAAGTTAATTCTGATAACATACTTAAACAAGCAAGTGTATTTGTTGACAGAAATGCTAATACAGGCGGGCTGAATACGTTAACCAGTAAAACTGATATTGTAAAAGAGAACTTAAACAAATTTGTTCAAGAGAGTATAGATCCAGTTACTGGTAGCGCAAAAAAACAAGTATTGAACGCAGGTAATTTGTTCGACATTGTAAATGACGATGCTTATAAATCAGCATCCAGAAAAGTAGCTCAGACAGCTGATTTAGTTAAACCAGACATGGCTGCTAAAGCTGCTATATATGATTATGCAAATGATTCTTTAAAAAGAATACCAGGATATGCAGAAATTAATAAAACATATTCTTCTTTATACAATCAGCTACCTAATATGGCTAGAAAACAGAAAGAAGGAGTGTTTAATGGTTTAATAGGTAAATCGCCCGGAATATTGGGTACAGGCATAGATCCAGCGCCATTGATAAGTATAGGAAGAAAACAAATATTTGATAGAGCAATAGGAGGGATCGGAGATTTAAGGGCAGGGCAAATTCCAGGTAAAGAAGCGGCTGCTAATATATTAGGTCGAGGTGCTAATGTATTAGGTCAAGGTGCTAATGTATTAGATAATCTTTTAAATAATTCAACAGTTATGAAAACATCACAATATTTAGCACCTAGGATAGCTGCTAATCAATTTCAACCACAACAAGCAAACGCTATGGGTAACATGGGTAACATGGGTGGTATGGGTGATATGGGTGATATGGGTAGCATGGGTGGTATGGGTGATATGGGTAACATGGGTGATATGGGTGATATGGGTGGATACGGTACAGAACTATCTTCAA